AATGAGAAATCTATTGAAAGGAATCGGACAACAAATGAAGTGGAGTGTAAGAGATGAATCTTTACATTCTAAAATGGGTTGTCAATTGTTTAGACATATGTGTATGGAATATCCCGAATTATTGGAAGAGGCAAGAGAAGACATATACAACGCCGCTAAATTAATTCAAGAACTTGAATACAAATTTATCGATAAAATTTTTGAGATGGGTGATTTGGAAAATCTCAAAGCATCAGACCTTAAAGAATTTATAACCAAAAGAATTAATGAAAAATTAGTTGAACTTGGTTATGAAGGAGCATTTAAATTCAACGAAAAGAAAGCGTCTGAATTGGATTGGTTTTATCATCTCACGGGTGGTGTTACACACACTGACTTCTTCGCAATCAGACCAACTGATTATAGTAAAGCGGGAGAAGGTGAAAATTGGGATGATATTTTTTAATTAGTAAAAATTTTAACGAAATATGAAGAATTACGGAGAAGAACTCGGTTGGGAGCTCGATGTCGATTTCCCAAGTTGGGGAAACACAGAAATTTATGTAAAGACAATATCTAAAGGTTATTTGTTAGTTGGTGAAAAACCAAAAGATGCCTATTGGAGAGTTGCAACTACTATTGCAAAAAGATTAGGAAAACCACATTTAGCTACAAAATTCTTCGATTATATTTGGAAGGGTTGGTTATGTTTGGCAACTCCTGTTTTATCAAATACAGGAACAGATAGAGGTTTACCAATCTCTTGTTTTGGTATTGATGTGGGTGATAGTATTTTTGAAATTGGTAACAAAAATTTAGAATTAATGTTACTTGCAAAACATGGTGGTGGTGTTGGTATTGGTATCAATATGATTAGACCCGCCGGTGCGAAAATCACTAATAATGGTACATCTGATGGTGTTGTTCCATTTATTAAAATTTACGATTCTACAATTCTTGCAACAAATCAAGGTTCGGTTCGTAGAGGAGCTGCGTCTGTTAACATCAAAATTGACCATAAAGATTTTGAAGACTTTTTAGAAATCAGAGAACCAAAAGGTGACGTTAATCGTCAATCACTAAACTTACATCAATGTGTGGTTGTTAGTGATAAGTTTATGAAGAAGTTAGAAGAAGGTGACCAAGAGGCTCGTAGAAAATGGGGTAAATTACTTCAGAAAAGAAAAGCAACAGGAGAACCTTATATCATGTATAAAGGTAATGTAAACAAACAAAATCCTGACATGTATAAGAAGAATGGATTGAAAGTTCATATGACTAATATATGTTCTGAAATTGTTTTACATACCGATGAACAACATTCATTTGTTTGTTGTTTGAGTTCTTTGAACTTAGCAAAGTATGACGAATGGAAAGACACCGATTTAGTTTATACATCAACAATATTTTTAGATGGTGTATTGGAAGAATTTATTCAAAGAGCTAAAAACTTAAGAGGTTTTGATAATGCAGTACGTTCAGCGGAAAAAGGTAGAGCGTTAGGTTTAGGTGTATTAGGATGGCACACTTATTTACAACAAAAAGGTGTTCCATTTGAAGGATTAACTGCACAATTTGAAACTCGTAAAATTTTCTCTCAACTAAAGATTGAATCTGAAAGAGCAAGTAGATGGTTGGCTTCTGAATATGGTGAACCATTATGGTGTAAAGAAAGTGGTATGAGAAACACTCATTTAAGAGCGGTAGCACCTACGGTATCAAACTCTAAGTTGAGTGGTAATGTAAGTAGTGGTATTGAACCATGGGCGGCAAATGTATTTACAGAACAAACATCAAAAGGAACCTTTATTAGAAAGAATCCTGAATTGGAAAGAGTACTTCGTAAAATTGGTAAAAACACAAAAGAAGTGTGGGACCAAATTTTAGCGGATGGTGGTTCAGTACAAGGATTGGATTTTTTAGATGAGTGGTGTTTTATTGATGGTAAAATTGTTTTATGTAATGAAGTTAAAGAAGAAGACGGTTTCAAAATGTCATCAGTAAAAGAAGTCTTTAAAACTTTTAAAGAAATCAATCAATTAGATTTAGTTAGACAAGCGGGTGTTAGACAACAATACATCGACCAAGCAGTTTCTTTGAATTTAGCGTTTCCTGCAACTGCAGACCCTAAATGGATTAACCAAATTCATTTAGAGGCGTGGAAACAAGGTGTTAAAACTTTGTATTATATGAGAACAGAATCTGTTTTAAGGGGTGATATAGCAGCACAAGCAATGAATCCTGATTGTGTAAGTTGTGAGGCTTAAAGATAATGGGAGACTCCCTCAAAGTACTACTGTCGTCAAGGCGTACCTTGAGCTTCCAGGTTTTGAGAATACAGGGGGTGAATATCAAGACACAACATTAAACCCATCTTCGGATGGGTTTTTTATTTATTACCATTTTAGTATTGTTTATATTTATTATTATGGCAACAACCTATGGTATAGATTATCCATTTAGAGATAGTAGTAAAGGTGATTATGTTAAAATGACGGAAACACCCGAAAGAGAAGTTAGAGCAAATTTGATTCATCTTATTCTTACAAGAAAGGGTACGAGATATTATTTACCTGATTTTGGAACAAGAATATATGAATACATCTTTGATCAAAATGATGTCATAACATTTAATTTAATAGAAGAAGAAATCAGAGACGGAGTTAGAAAATTCATTCCAAATTTAGATATTAACTCTATTAAAATAATGTCGGCGGAAGACGACCCAGACCAATCTAAAAACTACACACAACAAGAAGATGAAAGATTGTTTAGGGTTTCTGACCAATCTACTAAACCATATACCGCCAAAGTAAAAATAGACTATACGGTTAATAACGGAGCATTTTCATCTTCGGATTTTATAATTATCAATATATAATATGTCAAAGAAAATATCATACGCAACAAGAGATTTTGCGGGACTAAGAGAAGAATTGGTTAACATGACCAAAGATTATTATCCTGATTTGGTTAAAAATACCAATGATGCCTCAATATTTTCAGTATTATTAGATTTAAATGCTGCGGTTGCGGATAATTTACATTTCCACATTGATAGAGTTTGGCAAGAAACGATATTAGATTTTGCACAACAAAGACAATCTCTTTTTCATATTGCAAAAACATATGGATTAAAAATACCAGGTAATAGACCATCAGTTGCTTTATGTGATTTTTCAATTAATGTACCTGTAAGTGGAGATAAAGAAAAAACTGAATATTTGGGTTTATTAAGATCAGGAGCACAAATATCTGGAGGAGGTCAAATTTTTGAAACAGTTGAAGATATAGATTTCTCAAATCCATTTAATAGTAAAGGTGAACCAAACAGATTAAAAATTCCAAATTTTGATGGTAATAACAAATTAATATCATACACCATTACAAAAAGAGAGGCGGTTGTAAATGGTGTAACTAGAGTTTTTAGAAAAGTTATAAATGATTTAGATCAAAAACCATTCTTAAAGGTTTATTTACCCGAACAAAATATTTTAGGTATAACATCAGTTATTCATAAAGATGGTACGACATTCGGTGCTAATCCAACCTCTGCAGAGTTTTCATCTCCAACAAATAAATGGTATGAAGTAAAAACATTAATGCAGGATAAAGTGTTTATACCCGACCCAACTAAAGTATCTGATAAAGATAATTTTAAACCTGGTACGTATCTGGCAGTAAATAATAAATTTATTACAGAATTTACACCAGAAGGTTATTTCCATTTAACATTTGGTTCAGGAACAGTTAATCCACTTGACAATTTAGACAATTATATGACAGGTGATTTAAAAGTAAATCTTGCAACATATCTAAACAATTTATCATTAGGTGCAATTCCAAAGGCGAACACTACGATTTTTATAAAATATAGAATTGGTGGAGGTAAAGATAGTAACTTAGGTGTTAATGTGATTACAAGTGTTGATAATGTTGATTTTGTTGTTAATGGACCAGTTTCTTCAGTAAACACTCAAGTTATACAATCTTTAAGAGTAACAAACGTTACACCTGCAATCGGTGGTGCGGATCAACCAACAATAGAGGAAATTAGAAACATGGTTGCTTATAATTTCGCAGCACAAAATAGAGCGGTTACATTAAATGATTATAAATCAATAATTGAAAATATGCCATCTACGTTTGGTGCACCGGCTAAAGTAAATGTGATGGAAGAAGATAATAAGGTTAAAATCAAATTAACCTCATATGATGAAAAAGGTAATTTAACGAACATAGTTTCTAATACATTAAAAAACAATATAATAGAGTATCTTTCTGAGTATAGAATGATAAATGACTATTTGGAAATTGAAAGTGGTGAGGTTATCGACATGGGTGTACAGGTAGATATTTTGGGAGATAAGAATGAAAGTGAAACAGAAATAGTTAGAGCAACAATTGAAAAAATTGTTGATTATTTCAAAATAGAAAAAAGAAAAATGGGAGACCCATTATTTGTGGGTGACTTATTTAAAGAAATTGGTACAGTTGCGGGTGTTGTAAGTGTTGTGGATATCAGAGTTTACGGTAAAGTAGGTGGTGAATATTCAACAAATGAAGCTTCAGTTGGTTATGTTGACGAAGCAACAAAGGAGATTGTACAAAGTGATATGACAATTTTCATGAAATCCAATCAAATTTTCCAAATTAGATTCCCTAATAAAGATATTAAAATAAGAGTAAAACCTTTGGTTTCGACTACATTCTAATTTAAAATTTTCTTATATTAAAATGGAAAATCTCATTGTTTCTATTTATTATAAGAATGGTACAAAAACATAGAATATCTACAAATATTGGCAAAGATCAAATAGTCAAAGTCGAATTAAAACAAGACTATGATTTACTTGAAATCTTGTCTTTAAGATTCACACAACAAGAAATATACACATCACTTTGTTCTGATTATGGTGTTGTTTGTGGTAGAATCTCAGTAAATAATGGACTTGGTGTTCCGAATGCTAAAGTATCTATTTTCATACCACTAAGTGAAGAGGATGAAAATGACCCTGTAATTTCAAAACTATATCCTTACAAATCTAGTGTTTCTGACGTTAATGACGATGGTTACAGATACAACCTATTACCATCAAGAAAACAACATGGTGGTCACGAACCAACAGGTACATTTCCTGACCAATCTGAAGTATTAAACAGAGAAGAGATATTAGAGGTATATGAAAAATATTACAAGTATACAGTTAAAACAAACAGTTCAGGTGACTTTATGATATGGGGTGTTCCCGTAGGTTCACAAACACTACATGTGGATGTTGACTTATCTGATATCGGTTGTTTTTCATTAAGACCATACGACTTTAAAAAACAAGGTTTGGGTGATGACCAATTTAAAAACTCATATACATTTAAAGCATCATCAGATTTTTCAACCCTACCTCAAATTGTAACTTATGATAAAACAATTGATGTGTATCCTTTTTGGGGTAATGAAGAACTTTGTGAAATTGGTTTAACAAGGACAGATTTTGATTTATCAGATAGTGGTGTAAAAATAGAACCTAAAGCCTTTTTAATTGGTGGAACATACACCGATACCAAAAAAAATGCAATTAATAAAAGTTGTCAACCCAGAAGAAAAATGGGTAGAAAATGTGATTTAATTACTAAAACCGGTAAAATAGAAGCAATTAGATTTACAAACAAAAAAGATTCTAATGGAAGGCCAATTTTAGAAAAATATGAAATAGATGCCGACATTACAGATGATGGTTCATTTGTTAGAGAACTACCAATGAATGCAGAATATGTTTATACAAATGAATTTGGTGAAAATGAAATTACAAATGACCCGAATAAAGGTGTACCAACAGCAGCATGTTATCGTTTTAAATTTTCATTAGACGATTCTGGTAACGAAAAAAATAGAAAGGTTGCATCATATCTTGTACCAAATATTAGAGAATATGTTGGACAAGAAGAACAATCATATGCATTTTCAACATCGTGGAAAGAATATCCAACCGCCGCAGTTTCAGATGATTCTGACAAAGGAATTTTATATAATACATTGGGACAATATTATCCAAGAGATTATTTCTATAGAGTAACATATAACAAAGTTTACACTGTGTCGTCTTTTCAAAGTATGTACTATGATAGTGAATCATTTAGAAATGATAGATATATCGGTTTAAAAGAGTTAGTCCCAACAGAGGAAGAAGATTGTTCAGAAAATTTAACTCCACCTGTAAATTATGGAACGAAAAATTTTACATTCCAATTATTGGCTGCAGATGTTTTACTGTTGTTTGAACATATTGCAAATCTAATATCAATTTTAATTATTAATACAATAACAAGATTTATGTTTGCATTAGGTAGAAGAACAGATGTGTGGCCGGTTAGAAAAGTTGGTAGAGAGATAAAAAGAATTGCTTATAACATACAAGAAGATAATCAAAGAGAATTATATCTCATAAGTTATCCTGAATGTGAAAGTTGTAACACTGATGAGAATGGTAATGAATTAGAATTTGGTGAGGTCCCTGCATCAGGAGAAGCAAATATATCTTATTGTTCTGTTGGTAGTATTTCATTATTATTTCCAATAATTGGAGCGAATTCAAACCCAAGTACACCGACTTATTTATCAACATCAACATGTACACCCCCACCTGTTTTAATAGATGGTGCCACAATTGAAGAACAAAATGAGTTCTTTGTGGCAAATCAGTTTGATTATTTTTTACAAAGTACTGACACATTAGAATATGTTAATTTAGTACCAGGATCTATATTTTTTCAAGTAAGTACTGGTGATACGACACAATTAGAACTAGTTGATTATACCGGTCAATATTATGGACAATATAATTTTGATATACAATATTATGTTGCATCATCAGGAACAACAGTTGAAATAGAAGGTGGTTGTGAATTATTTGACACACCTTATGATGAATCACTAATTACATATTACAATGTTAAATCCGGTTCAACTATAATTAAAGTTGCACCTGCAAGTTACACACTTGGTATGGATGTTATTTCAACAAATATATCAAACGCAGACGGTTCAGCATCAAACTTTAATCCAACTAGAGATGACGAAGGTAGTGATATAACCGAAACGTTGTATTTTTATGGTGATAAAACCAATGGAAACGATATATACCAATTAGCGGAATCATTTGAGGGGGACATACATATTAGAAAAACAGCAAGTGGTCAATCTGAATTTAAAAACGGTGTATTTGTAATTGTTCCTGGTTCTCAAACAAATCAACAACTTTTTAAAATATTAAAGGAATATAGAAGAAGAAAAAGAGTATCTAAATTATTCTGTGGTGGTATTGTTAATTATTCTTATATAGACAACTGGTTGTCGGGTTCGTTATATTTTTTCTTATTCAAAGAAAAGAAAGGAAAATATTGTGAAGATGTAATTAGATATTCAAATAGTCAAGGTGTGTTTTACTATAGATCATCTCGATTTAATGGTTCCACTTGGGGTTTAACATCATGGCAAGGTAGTTCTAAACCAACAAGATACTTAGGTAGACCAACCACAATGGTTGATTTAGGACCAAGAGATGAGTTTATAAAAGAAATTTGTGTAGACCCATCATTAGACCCTAACTGTTCAGTAAGTAGAGCAATAGGACCAACATCATTCCAAAGTTTTGGTGAGTTATTAGGTCTTGCAATAAATTACAGACTTGATGTTAGTAATAACGATTTTAGTATTAATGGATTTTTTGATAATGGTGGATTCAATTTACCAAACCAAAAGATTTTTGATGGTGATATTATGCAATTAATTTCAATAAACAATGAAGTGGGTATTGAAGAATTTGATTTGCAAAATGCAAAATATTTGGGTTATTCGTATCAGTTCTTAGATCCAGATGATCCAGCTACAAAAAATGTATTTAGTAATGGAACAACATATGGACCATTACCAGTTACTCTTTATTTAGATGAAGATGGAGAAAGGGTTAGAGCTTGTTTAAACGAGCCCGGAAGATTAACAGAATCATCTCAAAAGGTACCATTCTTTTTGTGGGATAAAAAAGGTACAGGATTTGGACCCTATAATGATATAACCGTGGATAACCAATCGTGGGATTACAGTAATCCACAAATACAACCACTTCAGGGAATGACATATGGTTATGCATATACATCCGCACCGAATGATACTTCAGATCAATATCTATTATTACCTATGACTTATACGTTTAGTGGTTTAACAATAGATACGGGTAATGCAACAAACGATTTAATTTTTGATTCTATTTTACCGTATGGAACATCACATACAATACATGATACGGAATACCCTGGTTTTACTGTGTTAGTTAGTTCTAATAGTGACACAATAACACCAACATCGGGAACATTACATACAAGAGTTGGACCTGTATCGGGAAATACAACGTATCAAGGAATAACAATAACGAATGGATGGCATTCACAAGCTTGGAACAATACCGATGACTTCATAATAAGACCAACAATTGATTATTATACGAGTAGATATCAAATTTTGTCAACACCATTTATGTTTTACTTTGGATTAAAAGCTGGTAAAACTGGTATGGATAAATTTATTGAAATGTTTGGAGATAAAGGAGCATTTACAACAGCAGAATAATGGAAAAAAAGAAAATCATATTACCAACAAAAAGATTTGCTAATGCGGATGCGGAAGATATTGATATTCGTTTAAATTTAGACGAACAGAAAAATCTTTTACGTGAAGGTGAGAGAAACATTATTTTAGATATAAATGAACTCTTTTACAAAGAAAGAAACGAAAGTAAAAATTATAAAATACATGGTAAAATAAGAATGATTTTTAAAAACACATATTCAGGTGTTTCATCATATGACCCACTAAACAAATATCTTTATTTAGTGGGTGATGGTTCCGACGGAGACCCAACAGGATTTTTACCTTATAATGAATTTGCACTTTTAAGAAACGATGTTGTTAGAGAAATAATTAACCCTTTATCTATTACAGGTTCATCATTATCATCATATTCACCATCAATAATTACGACTGGTTATACAGGACATACAAGTATCACACCAATCGAAGCTCCTTATCATAATTGGAACATTTATTTAAGTTATGTTTATGGACACGATAGTAATCATCCAATAAAATATACATTATCAGGTACAACAAGTGGATGTGGAGACGGAAAAACGTATTGTTTTAATTCTGGTGAAGGTATACCATTTAGGGTATTAACAGGTGCAACATATACAACATTAACTTCACCAGTAGAACATGGAATGTCTAAAGGTGAATATATTGTTATAAACGATAAAGCAATTTTCATAACCGAACTTGGTGACGAAATTTATGATTCTGAAAAATATGTAATTAACATTTTAAATAATGATGTACCCACAGGTTTGACGTTATCAAACAATACAGTTGTATTAGGTAAAAGATGTTTAGATAAAAATAATATATCAGGAACAACATCACAATATTATGTTCATAAACATAAAATCTTAACAACAAGTAAAGATTATATTATGGACAAAGTTGGATTTGAAACTCCAATTTGGGAAGAAGAAAAAAAAGTTCTTTTTGAAAATAATGTGGGTGATAATGATGTAGTGGTAGAAAGAAATAGAATGGAATCTGTTGTATATGACTTTGTTAATCCATATACCTTAACAGGTATTACAAATAATCATGATTACACACCAACAGATTTATATGTTACAATATTATTAAGAAATGGTAATGGATATTTTACATACCCACCTAAAGTTGGTTGGAAATTTAATTTTCATGATAGTTGGGCTGATAGTCACTTTAGTGGAACAACATCACAACAATTAGGAATTCCAACATCAACATTAACCAGTAATAGTGGTCCTGAAACTTTTACTGTTGGAGAACCCCTGTCAATAGGAACAACAGGTTTGACAGGTGCCTTTGTTGAATATAACGAAAGTGAATTAAAGGAGAGAATAATAAGTGAAGCATTTCACAAATTCAGTTGCCCAATGTCAGTGTTCAATTTTGGACAAAACAGTGGTGCAGTTTATTCTGGTTCATCAAATAACAATTTGGTGGGTTGGTATTATCAACCATTCTATAGAGTTAAAGTAAGACAACTATCTCCTTATGTAGAAACATCTGACACAGATGAAATTCTTGATTTACCTGAGAATGTAAAATATTTTGAAAAAGAGGGACTTTGGAAATGGAGAGACTTATATGACCAAGGATTTGTTGACCAAGATGGGTACGGAACAAATTATCCATTTATAAACAACATTCATTATATAAAAAATGATATAAATTTCTATTTAAGAAGTGATAAGGATTATGTAAATAAAACTAACGGAATTAAAAAGTTTGACAAAAATAATATTTGTTAATGAAAATATTAAGAAAAGATATTGACCAAAAAATAATTTTAAATGTTGAGGATGTTTTCAAAACTGACCTTGGATGGCAGGATAATGCTGAGGAAATGGAAAAGGAAACATTAAAAACTATAATTAATCCCACTCAAAATTATGAAACAATAAGATATATTCACAAACCCTACACATCTAATCTAGGTTTATTACAATCAGATATATGGTTTAAATTTCATTTCATCAGCGGTTCAACATATGTTCAAGACTATGAACCAACTGGTTTAAGTGCTAACGAAAACGCACAAATGTTAAGACAAACTACTGAAAGTTTTTTTAGACTTGAGTTTTACAAAACACCAAACAACGATGAACCCAGTAGATCTAATAGAAAACTAGTTTTTACTAAAAACTTAGCATTACCATTAGGTGAAAAATATTTTTATACAACATTAAATGATTACATTTTTAAACCTGTTTTTATGGGTTCAAATTACAGAAATAAAGAAAACATGTATTTGTTTTGGTTTGCAGATGATTCCGTTTTTAGTGAAGAGTTACTAAAAGGAAATACTTTTTATATGACCGCAAAATTTTTTAATGCGGAAGATGGGTCTATTGTGGATTTTACAAATAAAAACATGATAACACTATCAGGAACAGACCCATCTCAAAGAATCGGCACATCTATGAATCCTATTTTGTTTTTTCAAAAAGGTATAACAGGTGGAAATGAAGTGAATGAGAGTGATGATATGTATTACTGTGTTCAAATCAATAAAGAAGATACAGAATACGGTTATGTTTATCAGATTGGTTGTAGTGATTGCAATTTTAATGACGGAACGGCAACAAAGTAATTTATAAATGAATAAGAATAGATACGAAATATTAAAACAAACAGGTACAACTTACAGTCTACCAATATTTTTAGAATCTTTGGTTGATGAAATGGGTGTTATGGTGGGGTTTGATGGTGACATTGAACAAGTGGAACAACTATGTAATTTTTCGTATACACAAACAGGAAGTACAATACAAGTATATAATACTGTTAATCCCGATAAACTAAGAAAAATAGTTGAACAAACATTTACAATTAATTGGGGGGATGGAAACATATCAGGTTTAACTGTTAATAGTGGAGTAGTTGGAACAAACTTTCCAACAATATCTCATACATACTCAACATCAAGTGGGTATACAATATCAATTACTTTAGATGCTCCTTGGGCCACACAAAAATTAAGTAAACAAGTAACAATACCAAAAGATATTTCGGTAGCCGACCCATTGGGTATATTCGTATATACAGGTACAAGTTTACCATATTATAACATAACACCAACAGAATATTATTTAGAAAGTGGTAGAACACAAAATTATTTATCTGATGAGGAATTTAATCCCCCAACAGGAAACACAACGTTTAATTATTTGGGTATTGGTGGTAGTAGAATAGAAGAGAAAAGAAAATATGGATCAACATCTTATTCAGGTACAACATCGGGTACAGATGATGTTGGAAATTATACGGGATATAGTTTCACATATACGGGAAATACAACAGGAACGACCACAGTTTATTATAGAGATTATGAGGATGGAACAACTCTTATTACAGGAAACACCACAGGATTTACTAAAGAGGAAATCATAAATGAAATGATAACCAGAAATGAACATTTTTTGGGTTTTGTTGAAGACCCAACAATTTATTCTGACATTTTTGTGGAGAGAGGAAAACAAGGGGTTTTGGAAAAAACATTAAGATTAGGAGAAATCGATAACATGGGAGAATTATCTGTGTATGGAAATGGATATTTTAACGTTAGGAAACAATAAAAATTATATTTATTAATAAAAAGATATGGCAGTAGGTAGTTACGGAACAATAAGACCAGCAGATGTGTCTCCAGCAGATGTGGATATATTTCTTCATTATGCACCAAATAGGTTGTCAACCGCGGAGGTAACTTTAACGAAGTTATCATCTCAGGAAATTTTAACACCAATATATCATAATTCTGATACAGATACAAACGCCCAAACAGGTACAGAAATTTTGGGTGGTCTTTATAATTTAAAACTAAGTTCTACTGATTTTTCTGATTTAGGAGTGTATACACTTCACATCAGACCAAAACAAATAAGAACCTCAATCACGGATTGTGGTATTTTGGCTTCTTTACCCTCTGTAAGAGGTTTGGTAATTGATTTATCAAACGTTTCTGATGATGATAGAGGTAAATTTACACCACAAGGTTTAATAGGTTATAGAATTGAATATTTGAATAATGATGGAACAAAACTTACAAATTTTTATAGAATTGTTACGTCATCATTTTATTGTACTCCCGTTGTTTCAAACTTAACGAGTACAACACAAAAAGCAATAAGATATCAATATAGTAACAGTGCAACAAACTTAATGTTTTTGACTGTTACACCATCTTCTGCACCGGGTAGTAGACCAAATGTTGTACCTTTTATAGGTCAACCCGCTCAAAATATTATATTAACAAATACATTTTTTAATCCTACTACCATAGAAATTGAAATGGTTGAACATGATGCGTCTACATTGGCACACGCACTTTATGGTAACCAAACTAAAGCAGTTTCTTCTGGTATCTACACCATTTACGATAATAACAACAATAACAGTATCTACAAACAATACAACCTATACGAAGTTAAGGATGAGTTTAACGAAACCCTTTATGAAGTTAGGGAAGAAAAAACTGATATTGACGAGACACTAAATTTCGATGATATTACCCAATAATGGCAAGAAGAAAAGTTCCAAGTCAGGCGGCGAATGGGTCTGAAACGTTTAGTGATAGTTTAGTCGGTAGACAAATTACCGATGGTACTAGTCAATTGACTAATACTAACTTCGCTATTGACAGATCTATCCCTGAAAGAGATGTGAAAACATTTCGTTCTGGACAATTTTCTGATTTTCTAACCTTAGACGATTTAAAAGAAGAAAAATATAAGTCAAATGACCAAAATAACCCAAATGGTACTTCAAATGAAAATAAAGAGGTAAAATTTAGGTCATCAAAAAATGATGCGGGTAAATCATTATTTGGTTCATTAAAAAGTAGAATTGGTGCAACATTAGGAAATATAATTGAAAAGTTTCCGGCTGGTGTTTTAATTGATAAAAACAGTTCAGTAAGGTCATCAGATTATACTGTAGATAATGTTGTTTATGACATTAATTTAAACACCACACAATTCGAGGTTGACTTTGGTAGATTATACAATCCACTCGATGTAATATTTGTAACACCAAATAGTCAAGTCGACCCAAACACCACAAACACATTAAGAAATTTTTATTCTTCATATACAAAGTATGTTATAGAAATAAGTGGTATCACTTATGACATTATAAATTATACCGAACCTAGTACCGATTATAAAATCGTATTAAAGGTTAAGGGTAAACCATTTGGAACTAACACAAATTATAGTGAGAACATATTAATAAGACCAAATAATGGTTTGGTTGAAGACTTCTTTTCTAATTTAGATGAATTAGAACAATGTTTAATTGATAGAGATACAAATCCAAAATACACCGCAACATTTAGTGTACCAAAAGATAGTATAGATAGTTCAAACACAGTACTTAGTGATGTTGAAGTAACATGGCCACTTTCAAAAGATAATTGGAACGTTAAAATTGTTGGTATTGATTATGATTTATATATCGAACAATTATCAAATTTGGCTGACGAAATAGATGATTATAAATCTAATTTATTTGTTAGATTTATGTCTTCTCCACAGTTATTTGAGTTTGATACTGATGACAAGAAGGCTGAAGCGATTTTCCAATTATATGGACATAGTTTCGATAAAGTAAAAAAATATATTGAAAACATTGCTTACATGAGAAATGTAAGTTATGATGGTATTAATAACTTACCCGATATATTATTAAAAAATTTATCAAACACCTTAGGTTTATCTACTGTAAATTTATTTGATGAAAATAAATTAGAAGATTTATTATACACAAGACAAGACACACAATATATCGGTCTAACAATTGGTAAAAACGTTGTTGACGCAGAAAACGAATTTTATAGAAGATTATTAGTTAATCTATCTCACATATATAAATCAAAAGGTACACGTTCATCAATAGAATTTTTCTTAAAGTTCTTAGGTGCACCTGAACCAATGATTAAAATTAATGAATTTGTTTATCAAATAACCTCATTACCAAAATCATTTGATTTAGATAGTGATATCTATGATGTTATTGCAGGAACAAAAACATACAATGTTGCAGAATTTATTCCGAGTGGTTATACCTATTCAATATCTTCAACTAAGGCATCAACAACTTTCACATCCGAAACGTACCCAATTGTTGAAGGTACTAAAATACCAAAAACGGCGTTTGACGAATCATCTAACACGTTTTTCCAAAAAGGTGCGGGTTGGTATGATATAACATTAGATCACAGATCAATAGACATAATTGATGGTGATAAGTCTAATTTAACGGGAAGAACCAAAACAATTAAAACAAAAAATAAATCTTTTACTTATGGTGAAGATTATTTTGATATCTATAGAAGTTTACCCGGTTTAGACACTGGTTACGAAATTGTTAGTAAATTAGATAACAGACAAAGACAAATAGCTGACGAATATTCTTCATTTATATTCAATAGAAAAAATATTGAAGTGTATCTTTCTTCTGCAAATGCTATCAACTATGATATATGGAGAAAGTCAAGAGAGTTAGAGATATCATTTGGTAGTGCAACATTAGAACCACAAACAGGTGTTACATTTGCGGAATATGTTGATAAAATGTTGAGTACACAAATTAAAAACTCACACATTATCAAATACAAAAAGAATTACATAAAACTTGAAGACATTTATCAAGATTATGTAAGTTCAACTGATTTTGTACCATATACTATACCGGATTTAAACGAATTTATCAATAAGATGAGTCCATATTGGACTCAAGTATTAGATCAAGTTATACCATCAACAACGTTATGGACTGGTGGTAATTTAATTGAAAATAATATTTTCGGTAGACCAAAATACAAATATAGATACGGTTGTCAACCAAAGACTTTTACAGAAAGCCTTTATCCAAGTTTTGAAGAGGCAATCGAAGAAGATTTTGAAAAATTATTAGGTAGTCATCATGAAAATTATTTTAGAGGTTTAATTAATGCAACTGGCGTTACTTATTATCCATTAATAGAAATTGATGGTATTCAATATGGTGGGCCTGAATCAGGATTTGAAGTTATTGTGAGTGGCAACACATCAATACCAGGAGTAAGCGCAAAATTATTTAACTCATTTCCAATTGATAATTGTACAGGAACGACATCCTCATCAACACATTTACCATTAATATGTGATTATAAAGATTATTTGGAACCTGATGTTAATGCAATTAAAGATTTATGGGTTGATGCGTTAATTGGTTTAATCGATTCAATCAATTCGGAAGACACAATGAACACTCCGGGTTGTATTGATACATATGCACCATATACAGCAGCAACAAGTAGCAGTACATGTACCCAAGTTCCAAAACCAAAAATATCCTATTCATTTTTTACAGATGAAAATGGTATCGAACAAGTTACATTCACATCTATAAAGTACGGACCAAATGATTGTTCTGTTGAAGAATATCTTGATTACAGATTTGTTGCTTCAAACGGTGCAACAACACCTGCTGATTGTACATTAGAACTTGATTTTTCTTTTGATTGCCCGGATGACGACGAAGACCCAAATAGACTATTTGCAGGTGATGATATAAATTATCCTAATGGACCTGAATGTATTTTAAATGGTGATTTAAAAATAAAAATCACGGGAGATACTAACAATATAATTCAGAAAAATAGAGTTAAGAATTGGCCGTTATTTGTATATAGAAATTGTGAATATGGTGTAAATGAAACAACAGGTTATACGGTTCATGGTTCTACTATGGATATTCCTGGTGGATACGAATGTGTTTGGGTGGTGTCGAATGTTAAAGAAACAGATGAAATTGATTTCTTATTTACCGACGCAGCCAACTGCGACACCAAAGTAAAATTTGAAGGTATAAACATTCAATGGATTGGTTATAGTGGTTTAACACCATCACCGGTTGATGATGAAGTTCTTTACAAATTAGTACCTAAAATCCAATATAGAAATTCTTTCAATTATGGATTGGGTGGTAATTCGTATGTTTTAAAATATACAGGTGGTAGTCAAACAACATTAACAAGTTATACTAAAACATATGTAAAAGATATTGTTTCAGGTGATACAATTCTTTCGGCAACATTTAATGATTGTAGTGAATTATCAAATCAATCATTAGTAGATGGTTTAACAAATGATGATTTCACATTTGTTTTTGATTACACACCCAAAAAAGTAACCGCAAAAGATTGTTTGGGAACAATTAAAAAATATCACATAACAGGTACAACTAAGGATGGAGATGTTGAGGTGTTTGAAATTTTACAAACAACAAAAGTTAAAGTTTACACGAGAAAGTATGTTGACGAGTCTACAGATGAAGTAATAGATTTAAAAAGATTTTTCTTTACTGAAAGATTTCCTGAACATTTACAAATAAAACCAATACAAGAGGAACCATGTTGTGATTATTCAAATGATTATTATGAACATGGTGATTATTTAATCACTGAAAGTGGTAGACTTATTGAAGTTATTTCAGTTAATTTAGAGTATTGTGAATCTGATTTATATTTTAATTTAAATTTATCGGGAACAACACCAACAAATTTAATTGCATTTAATGGTAACTCAAATCACCAAATATTATTACAACATGTTTATGACGAGTTCAAAACATTAGATGAATATATTATTCAATATTATGATGGTGGATTGTGTCAAGATATCACACAAACATCAAGTGAAAGAGACACAACTGGTTATGTTGATTGTGAAATAACTCCTTATCGAGATTGTAATTCTGCATACCCAACACCAACACCAACTCCTACAATTACTCCAACAGTAACTCCTACGTTAACTGTTACACCAACATATACAATAACACCAACAACAACTATTACACCGACGTTTACAATAACGCCGACGTTTACACTAACACAAACTATAACACCAACGTTAACGATAACACCAACTATTACTCCGACGTATACTCAAACTATTACACCGACTTATACAATTACACCAACAGAAACAGTAACACCAACGTTAACGATAACACCAACAAATACTATTACACCTACAGCAATTCCTTGTGTGGATTGTCCTTCAGGATATACATGGACACCAATAGATGGAGGTTATTGTACGGCAATTGATATTGTTTCCGCGACCGCACCAACAACACCTTACACCGCAAGTGGAAGAACATACTTTGAATATAGTATGAGTGGAACAACTGTTTATCAATTAGGTTGGAATATAAACGGAACAGGGACAGAAGAGATACATCTAAACACCGCAGATTTATGGAAAAATACAACTGGTTATAATATATTCAACCCCGGTAATGGACCATTAAATAGAACAGGTTTGTGGGCAAATGATGGTGTAAATGACAACGTGGATAATCCATTACAAACTTGGTTAGGATTTAATGTTTGTATCACAGGTATAACAGGTGGTGATTACTATATCGGTATTGGTGCTGATAATGAATTTAGATTGGAGATTGATGGTAATGTTATTTTAGATACGTTTGCTAATTCAGGTCTTAATGAATTATCGAAATTTAGAACATGGCACGTTTACCCAATAACATTAACGGCAGGTGATCACATTATTGGTTTATATGGATATAATTTAACAGGTAATCAAACAAACCCTGCGTCATTTGGTTGTGAAATTTATGATAACACATTACCTCAATTAACTGGTGCAACATCAATAAATGATTTAAATGTAATATTCTCATCTTCAGATTTTATTGGTCAAACAATTCCTGTTATTAAAGATATAAATGGTAATTATCTTTCATCTGGTTATACTTGCCCAAGTGGATATGAATACGCACCATGTGATGGAAATTGTTGGAAATTAATTTATTGTCCTGAGACACCGACACCAACTCCAACACCTACGTTTACTATTACACCAACTATCACACCAACATTCACTGTTACACCAACAATTACACCAACTTACACACAAACTTTAACACCAACATATACAATAACACCTACGTTAACTCCTGATTGTGAGTTTATTGTTGATACAACTTATGTTGCGGCCACACCAACACCAACAGTAACACCTACATTTACCATTACTCCAACATTTACTATTACACCAACTTATACAATAACACCTACTATAACACAAACTTTAACACCAACATATACAATAACACCAACGTTAACTCCGGCTTGTGACTTT